GTGTTGCTGGTGATGTTGAAGAACTTGAAGCACCGAAAAAAGGTAAGAAGGCTACCATACTTACTTCCAACAGTGGTTTAATTAATGACCCAGAAGCAACTTATAACCCCTCACTGTTAGGATAACACTATGGCAAAACTAGGACTATATGCAAACATCCATGCAAAACGTAAACGTATTGCAGCTGGATCAGGTGAGAAAATGCGTAAAGTAGGCTCACCAGGATCACCAACTGCTAAAAACTTTACTCAATCGGCTAAGACAGCCAAGAAAACATTATTAGGATAACAACATGACTGAACCATTACAAGGCAAACAAAAAAAACTTGATGCAAATAAAAACAACAAAATAGATGCTGGAGACTTTGCACTATTAAGAAAAAAACCAAAAGTAAGACCAAAAACTTTATTAGGTTAAAGAAAGGAAATAAAATGATTAAAAAGAAAAAGAAAAAACCTTACGGTAAATAAACATGGCTAAAGAGTTAAACAAACAACAAGTTAAAACTTTAAAAAAACATTCTGTACATCACACAAAAAAACACATGTCGTTGATGGAGAAATCAATGCTTGAAGGCAATACCTTTACAAAAGCACATAAGGCAGCACAAAAAAAAATAGGCACCTAACATGGCGTTAAAGAAACACCAAAGCCCATCAGGCGGTCTTAATGATGCTGGTCGAAAACATTTTGGAGTTAAAGCTCCAGTCAGCACAGGCACGAATCCTAGACGAGTATCTTTTGCTGCACGTTTTGCTGGCATGCAAGGACCAATGAAAAACCCAGACGGTAGCCCAACACGGAAAGCCCTAGCTTTAAAAAAATGGGGTTTTGGAAGTGTGGCTGCTGCTAGAACTTTTGCTAACAATAATAAAAAAACTTAAACAAGGAAAAACTATGAGTGCAATATTAAAACCAAAAATACCAGCTCCAGTAGCTATGACTCCAATGGGTGTACAAACTACAACTACACAAGACATAGCTCAAGATGTACAAAAAGCTAAAAAGAAAAAGAAGCCAGGACAATCTTCATTGATTGAAACTACTTCAGCTGGATTAGGCGGAGATGCCCCTACCTACCAATCAACACTATTAAGCTAAATGAAAAATAAAAATGCAGAAATGCTAGTAAGTCGTTTTTCGACATTACGCACTAATCGTTCTACTTGGGAAAGCCATTGGCAAGAAATAGCTGATTACATGTTGCCCCGTAAAGCTGACATAACTACCCAACGAACTCGTGGTGATAAAAGAAACGAAGTAATCTTTGATGGCACAGCAATACATGCACTAGAATTATTAAGCTCTAGTCTACACGGTATGTTAACTAATTCTGCTACCCCATGGTTTACTCTAGCTTATAAAGATGCAGCTTTATCAGAAGATGACGAAGCTAGGGAATGGTTAGATTCAGTAACTCAAGACATGTATGTAGCTTTTAATCGTTCTAACTTTCAACAAGAAATACAAGAGCTGTATCAAGATTTAATTTCTTTTGGTACTTCAGCTATGTTTGTATCAGCAGACGAAAAAAACTTAATTAGATTTAATACTCGACACATCAAAGAAATATACATTGCAGAAAATGAAAAAGGACAAGTTGATACAGTGTTTAGACATTTTTCAATAAGTGCTAGAGCTGCGGTTAATTTATTTGGTGAAGATAATGTGGGTCCAGGTATTTTAAATAAATTTAAAAAAAACATAGATGCCGATGTGAGTTTATTGCATGTCGTAATGCCACGAGATACTTATGATGCTTCAAAAGAAGATGCTGCTAACATGCCATTTAAGTCATGTTATTTAGATCCTGATGATGTTCACATGATTAATGAATCAGGTTTCCGTGAGTTTCCATACGTTGTACCAAGATATTTAAAAGCTAGTTATGAAATTTATGGTCGTTCACCATCTATGAACGCATTGCCTGATGTTAAAATGCTGAACAAAATGTCAGAGGTAGCAATTAAAGCTGGACAAAAACAAATTGATCCACCGTTAATGGTTCCAGATGATGGCTTTATGTTGCCGATTAGAACTGTACCAGGTGGTTTAAACTTTTATCGAGCTGGTAGCCGAGATCGAATTGAACCATTAAACATTGGAGCTAACAACCCAATAACAGTTAACATGATTCAAGATCGACAGTTGGCGGTACAAAAAACTTTTTATGTCGATCAATTACTGATGGCACAAGGTGGCAACATGACAGCAACAGAAGTGTTGCAACGTAATGAAGAAAAAATGAGATTGCTTGGACCAGTATTAGGTCGACTGCAATCAGAACTATTGCAACCGTTAATTGAACGAGTATTTAATATTTTAGAACGACAAGGCGTATTCAGACCAGCTCCAGAAATATTAATGGAACAGACTATTGATATTGAGTATGTAAGCCCATTGGCTAAAGCTCAAAAATCAGGGGACTTAAATTCAGTAATGCGTGGTATAGAAATTTTTGGATCAATGTCACAATTTGCACCAGTTTTGGATTACTTAGATGCCGATGGCTTAGTTAAGTATGTTCAAAAAATGTTAGGCTTACCAGCTGCTATTATAAAATCAGATCAAGAAGTGGCTCAAGTAAGACAACAAAGACAACAACAAGAACAGGCGGCTATGGAAGATCAAGCTATAGCTGAAGCAGCTCAATCAGCTGGAGCTGCTGCACCAATGATTAAAGCAGTTGAATAATAACCAAGGAGAAAACTATGGCTGATGAGCAACAAAATCAGGACCAACAAGAAAATCAAGAAAGACTAAATGAGTTAGTAAAAGATTATAAACTAACTTTTGAAAGTAAGTCAGGTGAAAAAGTATTGCAAGACTTACAAAGACGCTGCCATTTACTCACGACCACTAATGTTAAAGGGGATTCACATGAATCAGCTTTTATGGAAGGTCAACGAGCAGCAATATTATTTATAACTAATATGTTAAATAGGAAAATATAATGGAACTTTTAGAATTATTAAAAAAAGTACGAGAACTATGGATGGCATTAAAAGCTAAATGGAAAACCATAACTATAGTTATTGCATTAATCTTAATTTATTTAATCATAACATAAGGAGACAACTATGTCAGAAGATCAGGTAACGGAAGTCGAACAGCAAAGTCAACCGTCTGAAACTACTGCAACTATAGAACCAACTGCTACTACTGAAGCTAGTTGGAGAGATGCATTACCAGACGATTTAAAAACCAACGAGTCACTAGGAAAATTTAGTGATATTTCAACTCTAGCTAAAAGCTACATCAATGCTGAACAGATGATTGGCAAAGACAAGATGGTAGTGCCAGGGGCAAATACTACTGAAGATGAATGGAGTGACATCTACGATAAATTAGGTAGACCGTCAGCTCCAGAGGCTTATGAACTTAAAGCTGAACTAGGTGAAGGTGAAGAAGTTGATGCACAACTGATGAGTAGTTTTAAAGAAACCGCTCACAAGCATGGACTATCACCAGCTCAAGCTCAAGGATTGTTAGATTATTATAATAATATCTCAACGCAATCTATGACTGATATGAATAATAATTCTGTGTTAGTACAAGAACAAAGCCAACGAGAACTCCGTGAAGAATGGGGTGGCAGTTATGAAGCTAATCTTAGTCAAGCCTCAAATATTGGTAAACAATTTTTTGGTGAAGAAATATATGGCTTACAAATGGCTGATGGCTCACAACTTGGAGATAACCCCACGTTGATTAAAGGCTTGGCAAAAATGGCAAGTGTTGTTTCTGAAGATACGTTAGTCGGTGATAAACAATCGGCAGCTTCAGGTAATAACTTTCAACAACAAATTAATGATTTAACTGGACCAAATACTGCGTATTGGAACAAAATGGACCCCCAACACGATGCAACGGTGCAAAAAGTTTTGGCTTTGAGATCAATGATCTCAGGCTAACCAAGATTTAGAATAACTGGTTTACCAGCTCTAAAAGACAATAGGACAGACTATCACCTACCAGGTGTTAAATGTAAGACAACCCCCTCAGGGATAATTGGCTGTAAAAATAAATAACCTTAACTTAAACAGAAAACAGGAGACAAATATGTCAATTGAAATAACAACTAGTTTTGTAGAACAATATAGTTCTAACGTAACTATGTTAGCTCAACAAATGGGTAGCCGTTTGAGAGCTGCTGTGGATGTTGAAAACGTGGTAGGTAAAAACGCATTTTTCGATCAAGTTGGAGTAACTGCTGCAGTTGCTAGAACTTCTCGTCATGCCGATACCCCACAAATCGACACACCACACTCAAGAAGAAGATTAAGTTTAGCCGATTTTGAATGGGCTGATCTTATAGACGATCAAGATAAAGTAAGAGCTTTAATAGATCCAACGTCTAACTATGCAAAAGCTGCGGCTGCTGCAATGGGAAGATCCATGGATGATACTATTATTGCTGCTTTAGGTGGATCAGCACAAGCTGGTGTAGCTGGTGCAACTGCGGTTGCATTACCTGCTACATCTAAGTTTGCAACTGGATCACAATCAGATGGATTAACTATAGCTAAACTAATAGCGGCTAAAAAGTTTTTCGATTTGAATGACGTTGATCCGTCAATCCCCAGATACATCGTCTGTGGAGCAACACAAATCTCTGACCTACTTGGTACTACCGAAGTAACGTCTAGTGATT